AAATTCACTTTAATTTACAAGCTGTGCGAGATATAATTGTAGAAGCAGCTAAAGGTATAAAATAATGAACGCTAAATTTAAAAAAAATCATTTTTTTGTAATTAAAGAAGCTGTTAGTAAAGAGTTAGCAGGGTTCATTTATAATTATTTCTTAATGAAAAAACAAGTCGCAAAGACTTTTTTTGATACAAGATATATTTCACCTTTTACTACCGAGTTTGGCACTTGGAACGATAAACAGGTACCAAACACATATTCTCATTATTCTGATATAGCTATGGAAACTTTGTTATTATATGTTCAGCCAAAAATGGAAAAATTAACTGGCTTAAAATTAACTCCTACTTATTCATATGCTCGTATATACAAAATGGGTGATGTATTAAATAGACATAAAGATAGATTTAGCTGTGAGATTTCTACAACAATGAATTTAGGTGGTGATGAATGGCCAATTTATTTAGAGTCAAAGAAAAATGTAGGTACACCTGACAATGGTTTCCCTGCTGAAACAAATAATCAAGGTGAAAAAATAATTTTAAAACCAGGCGATATGTTAGTTTACAAAGGTATGATACTTGAACATTGGCGTGAAGCTTTTATAGGGCAAGATTGTGCTCAGGTGTTTTTACATTATAATGATGTTAATTCTAAATCAGGTGACTCTAAAGCTAATATGTACGATAATAGACCACATCTAGGTTTACCGGCATACTTTAGAGGTATGAAACTCTAAATATTAATATGAGTAAATTAGAAGAAAAAGTCAACGAGATACTTGGCATTGAAAAAGAAGTAGAAAAGGTAGAAAAAGAATTTAAACCTTTAGTGCCTCGAAAAGAAGATAAACAAAAAGAAGATGTAGATAACGATTACAAATATAGTAGAGAAAATTACTATAATTTAATTGAGAGAGGCCAAGAAGCTATACAAGGTATATTAGATGTAGCAAAAGAAGGCCAACATCCTAGAGCATATGAGGTAGCATTGGCAGGTATTAAAAATGTTGCTGACACCGTTGATAAATTACAAGATTTACAAGCCAAATTAAAAGAATTAAAACAACTACCAAAAACATCAAACGCTAATATTAAAAATGCTTTGTTTGTAGGGTCAACAGCTGAATTACAAAAAATGTTGAATAGAAAAAAAGAAGATGAAAATATTGAAAGCAAAAACATCACACCCGAAAAAACAGATATTTCAGATTAGCGATCTTAATTACAATCTGTATTACACTAATAATAATTCAAAATTAGTTAATGGTGCCGAAAATATTTTAGAAGGCGCTGATATGATTGACCCTATTCAAGTTAAAAAATATATTAAATCAAAAACACCAAGATATGGTGCTAATGGTAAAATTTATAGAGAAAGAGAATATGGTGTTTGGAAAGGTAATCAAAGAGTAACGGCTGCTAAGAAATTAGGTTATACTCATATTGAAGGTATTATTATTAATGATTGAATATGAATTACCATATGAAAGTTTTATAGGTGGTTGGTTTATATCTGATAAAACTTGTGATGATGTAATAGATTATTTTAACAAGGTAAAAGGTAAAATAGGAATGCCAGGCCGATTATTTAATGGTATAGATAAAAAAAAGAAAGATAGTTTAGATGTAGGTATACATCATAACAATTTTGAAGGACCTCTAAAGTCTTATAGAGATCAACTACAAAAATGTTTAGACAATTATGTAAAAAAATATGATTTTGTTAATAATTTAGATTATTTTTACATAAACACTAGTTATGTCATACAACATTATAAACCTGGTGGTGGTTTTAAAAAATGGCATTGTGAAAGGTCTTTTTCAAAAATGGGAAAAAGGTGTTTAGTTTTTATGACTTATCTAAATAATGTTGATGAGGGTGGCACAGAGTTTCATTATCAAAAAATGATAACACCAGCAAAAAAAGGTTTAACATTAATTTGGCCGACAGATTGGACACATACACATAAAGGTCAAATTAGTAAAACACAAGAAAAATTTATTTTAACAGGATGGTACAGTTTTAACTAATGAGCACAGACGCATATCTAGGTAATCCAAATTTAAAAAAGGTTAACACACCTGTTGAATTTACGGAAGAACAAATTATAGAATATCAAAAGTGTGCTAACGACCCTCTGTATTTTATGGAAAAGTATATACGGATTGTATCACTTGACGATGGTCTTGTACCTTTTAAAATGTATGGTTTTCAAAAAAAGATAGTAGAGACTATTCATAATAATAGATTTACAATTTGTAAATTACCTAGACAATCAGGTAAATCAACTACAACTATTTCATACTTGTTACACTATGCTTTATTTAACGCTAACTCTAATATTGCCTTACTTGCCAATAAATCATCAACTGCTAGAGATATATTAAGTAGATTACAATTAGCATATGAAAACTTACCAAAGTGGCTACAACAAGGTGTAATAAACTGGAACAAAGGTAATATAGAATTAGAAAACAAATCAACTATTGTGGCGGCTGCTACATCTTCAAGTGCTATTCGAGGTGGTTCTTATAATATTATATTTTTAGATGAGTTTGCTTTTGTACCTACAAATATTGCTGAGATGTTTTTTAGTTCAGTATATCCTACAATCTCTGCTGGTAAAAATACAAAAATGATAATCGTATCAACACCTTATGGTATGAATCAGTTTTACAAACTATGGGTTGACGCTGAGAATAAAAGAAACGATTACATACCAATAGAAGTTCATTGGTCAGAGGTGCCAGGTAGAGATGAAGATTGGAAAGAACAAACAATTAGAAATACATCACCTGAGCAGTTTCAACAAGAGTTTGAGTGTGAGTTTTTAGGTAGTGTTAATACTTTAATTAGCCCTGCTAAGATTAAGACAATGGCATATTTAAATCCTATTAAAACATCTGGTAGTATAGAAATGTTTGAGGCGCCTATTAAAGATCATACTTATGTGGCTACTGTTGATGTATCCAGAGGTGTTGATAAAGATTATTCTGCCTTTGTAGTATTTGATGTTACAAAAATGCCTTTTAAAGTGGTGGCCATTTATAAGAACAATGAGATAAAACCTTTTGTTTTTCCAAATGTTATTGAACAGGTTTGTAAGGGTTATAATCACGCTCATATACTTACTGAGGTAAATGACATAGGCCAACAGATAGCTGAGGCTTTACAATTTGAAATAGAGTATGATAATATATTAATGACAACACAAAAAGGCCGAGCTGGTCAAGTTTTAGGTGCTATGTTTAGTGGTCGTGGTTCATCTATGGGTGTTCGTATGACAAAACAAATTAAAAGAATAGGTTGTGCTAATGCCAAAACACTAATTGAGGGTGATAAATTATTAATTAACTCATTTAAGATTATAGAGGAGATGTCCACTTTTGCTAAAAGAGGTCAAAGTTGGCAGGCGGAAGATGGTTCAAATGATGATTTAATGATGTGTTTAGTTATGTTTGGTTGGTTATCTAATCAGCCTTATTTTAAAGAGTTGACAAATACAAATGCTAGACTTAAAATGTATCAGGAACAACAGAATTTGATAGAACAAGATATAGCACCTTTTGGTTTTTTAGATGATGGTATAAATGAACACGAAGAAACAACCGTTGACGAATACGGCGATGTATGGCACCCCGTAACAAGAAAAGGTATGTAATTTAGGGTTATTATAAATATCTACAAGATGACATTTGACTATGGACTTATGAATAATAAGAATTTTGAATACTATGAACAAGGTAAATTAAATTTAAGAGGAGAATAAACCTATGGCATTTCAAGTATCACCAGGTGTTCTCGTACAAGAAAGAGACTTAACTAGAATCATACCAGCTGTATCAACTTCGATTGGTGCTTATGCTGGAGAATTTAGAAAAGGACCTTTAGATGAGATCGTAACGATCTCTAGTGAAGCAGAATTAGTTGACACGTTTGGAAAACCTGACTCAAGTAACTTTGAGCACTTTTTCAGCGCTGCTAACTTTTTGGCTTACTCTAACTCATTGAGAGTTGTACGAGCTACCCAAACATCACACGCTAATGCTAACGACTCCGGCTCTAGTTTCTTAATCAAAAATGTAGATGATTATGACGCTAACTATGCTGGTGGCGAAATCTTTGGCGGTGCTAACTATGTTGCTAAAACAGCAGGTACTCACGGAAACAACTTACTTGTATCAACTTGTCCAAGTGCTACAGCTTACTCACAAGAATTAGCTTCAGGAAACTCAGTAGCGTCAGCAGGCGCTGTCGGCGACACAACTGTAACGGTTGATGACGTTGACTTAGCAAGCAATGTAATTAATGTTGGAGATATAATCCAATTTAGTTCAACTGCTTCTACAACTGATTTTGATGACGGCGAGTTTTATAGAGTAACAGCTGCTAACACAGGAACAAATGTTGTAACTTTTGTACAACATCCAAGAGGTTCAGGTGGTTTAAAACGTGTAGTTGCTGATAACGCAAGAATCAAAAGAAGATGGAGATATTATGACGCCGTTGACGGCGGTGCTCCAGGAACATCACAGTTTGTATCTGATAGATCAGGTTCAGGCGATGAAATACATATCGTAATCGTTGACGAAGACGGTGATATTACAGGTGTACCAGGACAAATAATAGAATCTTTTTCTAAATTATCAAAAGCGGCAGACGCTAAAACTCCACAAGGGGACACAAACTACTTACCAACCGTGTTAAGAAATCAATCGAAACACGTTTATTGGGTAGACTGGCCAACGGCTGGTACCAACTGGGGTTCAAACGCAACTGGCGTAACATTTACAGCAGTTGACACACCAAGTCTAGCTTCACTTTCGGGTGGTGCTAACGGTTCAACGGTAACAGATGGACAACTTCAAACAGCATACGAGAAGTTCCAAGACTCTGAAACTGTTGATGTTGGTTTAATTATTGCTGGTCCAAGTGGTTCAACAGCACACATTGACAATCTTATAACTATTGCTGAAAATAGAAAAGATTGTGTTGTGTTTGCTTCACCACAAAGAGCAGACGTTGTAAATGTAACTAACTCAAATACACAAGCAAACAATGTGATTGATTTCTTCGATAACATTAGATCATCTTCATATGTTGTTTTTGACTCAGGTTATAAACAAATGTATGATAGATTTAATGACACATTTAGATTTGTGCCTTTAAATGGAGACATTGCTGGTCTAGCGGCTAGAACGGATTTGATAGCAGATCCTTTCTTTTCACCTGCTGGATTTAACAGAGGTGTTGTAAGAGGTGCCGTTAAACTGGCCTTCAATCCAAATAAAACACAAAGAGATGACTTATATCAAGCAAGAGTAAATCCTGTGGCAACTTTCCCAGGACAAGGTACGGTATTATTCGGTGACAAAACTGGATTATCTTCGCCTTCAGCGTTTGATAGAATCAATGTGAGAAGATTGTTTATCATATTAGAGAAGGCAATATCTACAGCTGCTAAATTTCAATTGTTTGAGTTTAATGATGAGTTTACTAGAGCAAACTTTAGAAACATCATTGAACCATTCCTAAGAGAAATACAAGGCAGACGTGGTCTTACTGACTTCTTGGTCGTTTGTGACGAAACTAACAATACAGGTGATGTAATTGATAGAAATGAATTTATAGCAGAAATCTTTGTGAAACCTGCTAGAAGTATCAACTTTATCACATTATCATTTGTAGCAACCAGAACAGGAGTGGCCTTTGAAGAGGTCGCTGGCTAATAGTAGAGAGGAATAAAATATGCCAAATATTAATGACTTCAAAGCTAAACTTGCTGGCGGCGGCGCAAGAGCCAATCAGTTTAAGGTGACAATGCCTTTCCCTGGTTACGCACAAGTTGGTGGCGAAATAGAAGACCTAGCATTTTTATGTAGATCAACACAATTACCTGATATGACTATCGGTGTTGTGAATGTTCCTTTTAGAGGAAGAAACATAAAGATTGCTGGAGATAGAACAATCGGTGAATGGCCAATTACTTGTTATAATGACACAAACTTTAAGTTAAGAAATGCTTTCGAAAGATGGCAAAACGGTATCAACAATATGTCTGATAACGAAGGCTTAACTAATCCAGTTGATTATCAAGTGGATGCGTTTGTAGATCATTTAGACAGAAATGGTAATACGGTTAAATCGTACACGCTAAGGGGAGTTTTCCCTACGGTTGTGGCACCAATTGAATTGACGTATGATGAACAAACGGCAATAGAACAATTTGACGTTACATTCAACTACCAATTCTTTGAAAGCAATACGACTACTTAATATTAATGAGGGTGGCCTGGTCTCCAGGCCATCTTCCTAAAACTATTATAAGTAGTAGTAAGTAAATTAAAGGAATATAAAATGGCTGAATTATTTGGGTTTAGTATTACAAGGGCGAAAAAACAAGCCGATCCAAAACAAAGCTTTAT